GACTCTCCAGAAACGAAAAAGCCCCGCATAAGCGAGGCTGTCAGGGATGGTCGTGTTACGCGTAACGGAAAAGAAAACGCCCCGTCAGTGCGGGGCGTTTATTGAGGTTCTGACTCAGTATCAGGAACTGGGTCAGGCAACGAATCCGGCCAACCCTCAGCCAGCATTTCAGCGCTGTACCCTCCCGCTTCGATCGCCTGCAACAATGTCAGCTCACGGTCAAAGCAGGCTTGAACATGTGCTCGGACGGCCTTCGCCATCGCGAGAATCTGCGCCGCCCCCATCTCGACAAACCCATTGGCAGTTTTGAAATTACAGCGATAATTCGGATCAAGGAGTGCAGAGAGCCCGGCACTAGCGATCAGCGCCTGACTGTCGCGCGTCGACTCAATAGCCAGCCCGTCGATGGTGAAACCAGACGCCTCATGCTCAAAGCGGGTTCGGGCGATCAACTGGATTACATCTTGCGCGACTTCGGGCAATGGCTGCTTAGTCAGTTCGCCTCCGCCTCTCACCCACTGCCCATCGGTCTCCTGAATCAACCTGAGCCATAGACCCTCATCGACCGGGGTCGCATCTTGCGGGATCGCATGAATTCCTTTGATCAAGCGATTTTTTAAGGTGCCGTCCTGGTTGAACGTTACGAATTTTTCAGACACTTCCAATACCTCAGTTGCCGATGACGATGTAGCCGAGCGAAATACCAGATCCGCTGTAGTTGTTCTGCAACTCAATCCTGTCTTTGCCAAAAGGGCGAATGCCGAAGCCCGTGGTGTAGTTGGTGGTCATCCCCAGCGTGGTGCTTTGACATACACCCACGAAGTAGTTGTTTGGAAACGGGATAGGCAGGGCATAGAGGGCTGTCGTGCTCGCTGCCACTGGGGCGTTCCCCCACTGAATAATCAATCCACCCAAAAAACTCGGGAAGATGATGTAGCCGTTCGCAGCCTTGAGAATCTGGAAGCCCCAACGCAATTTCTTCGGCGTGACGATCGTCGCGTCATCAGTGCCAGCGTCAACCTGCGCCTGTGTCGCGATCTTGGCCGTACCTTGATTGATTTCCGTGGCTTGAGCGGCAAGTGGCACCAGGGCCGCTATATCAATGTTCCCTTGGTTGATGGGGGCGTTCCAGGCCTTGAGACACCACACCACCGCCAAGTTGCGCGGACGGGTTTCTGCGCCTGCCGGGATGGTTATGTTTCCACTGCCGCCAAGAAACCCAAGCCCGGCATTTGTGCCAGAGACCGCCCAGTTGACCTGGGATACCGCAATCGACATGGCTGATTTCACTAAATCCGACTGGTACGTACCGATAGCACGCCCAACGTCGACACCCCGACCATGGTCCCAGCCGCGCAGGAACTCGCCGCGCGACTCCGGCAACCGGAAGTTGCCGGCACCTTCATTGCCCAGATTGAACGCTCCCCCCAGGAACGCCGCCAGATCCGGATAGGTCGCGATGCTCTGCACGCTGCCGTCAATTTCCAGAAACCCCGGGGCGACCTTATTCACCGGAAACGCCACCATCGCGCCGACCGGCAACGCCGAAGCCTGGGCGACCATCGACTCGATTTGCGGCTTGGTGTAGGTGTCCGTGATGCCCATCGCAGCCAGCGTGCTGGGATTGTCACCCGACACCACCACACCAAGATTATTGACCTTCACCCGGGTGAACTCACCGGCCGTTTTATTCGCCGGCAACACCTCCAGAATGGCCGCATCGACGTAGGATCGTGAGGCCAACACCACCGCCGGATCGATCTTGAGCGTAATGTTGCCGGAGTTGTTGACGATGAAATTCATCCGCACCACTTGCGTGCGGCCGGAGCCCTGCGACAACAACGGCTTATAGCTCGGCGCACAGTTGGCCACCGCCACCAGATCGCCGTCCGCGTCGTACAGACCGATTTCACGAATCCAGCGCCCGCCCTCATCGGCCGGAATGATCTGCTCGGCAATGATGATCGCTGGGTCTGCCGCGTCGACCTTGAGCTGATTCAGCGGCCGGCGACGCCATTCGTTGATCAGACGGGTTTGCGTCGCCGTAGGGATCGGGTCGGTCAGGTTGGCATCACCCACGCCCATGTCGGTGATCTTCCAGGGAATGCCGAGCGCGTCGGCGTTCGCCTGCTTGGCCAGCCCCACATTGGTAAGGATGGCGAAAAACTGGGAATTCGCATCAGTCATGGTAAACGTCCAGGGTGTCTATGGAGTGTTCGCGGCCGATCACGGCAAAGCGTCCCGTGACCTCGATGTCACGCATCACCGGCGGGTACACGTCGATTTCGTCGCCTTCGTAGAGGCAAGCGGCAATGTTCAAATGACCTTGGGTTTCGAGGCTGATCGCCAGCCCCGTGAGCTGCCGGGTGACGGGCTTGGCGTCGTCAATCAGGCGCTCTAGCTCCTGATACATTTCCTCGGTGATGCCGGTATCCAGCACGCCGACCTTCAGCGCAAAGGTGCCCGGCGGCCCCTCCGGCACCGTCTTGAACCACTCGATGATCTCGATCAGATAACCCAGAGGCTCGACCACCCGGCGCAACGCGCCGATGGTCCCCTTGTGGGCATGGATGTAATACGACGCCTTGATGGCCGCGCGCTTGGTCGCTTCCGACCACCGATAGTCCCAGCGATCGACCGACCATGCCCACGCCAAATGCGGCAGCAGATGGACCGGGCAGGTGTCGGGGTTGTACAGGGTGCGCAGCGGGACAATGGTCCGCTCATAAAACGCTCGCTCCAGGGCGCGTTCCAGTTGTGTGCTATTGCTCGGCAGCAGACTTTTCATGTTGCCCCCGCCAGCTTCACCTGATACCCAGCGCACCACGCCGCCTGCGCCTTGGTCGGCGCCACGTCCACCCAGTCGACCAGCTCGACCCGGGCCACGCCGGCAACGTGCAGTTGCGCGTCCACCGCCGACCGCGCGACCTCGACGCCCAACCGCTTGCGCGGATTGATCCACGCCGCCAAACGCTTTTGGGCCTCGGCCAAACTGGCGTCCCCCTCAGGCCCGGCACCCGTCATATGCAGAACGGCGTCGACGCGATACTCGATAATCTCCGCGCTTTGCACCGTCACCCGATCGCACACCGGCCGCACGTCGTCGTCATTCAGGGCGGCCTTGACCGTGTCCAACAGCGCGGGACTCGCCTCGCCGCGCCCTTCAGAACCCAGCACCGTTACCGTAACGTAACAAGGCGCGGGGCTTTCGGCCGTGGCATCGGCCACCAGCCCCGAGGCGTTGCGCGCGTGCAGGATGTAGCTGTTACGCGGCCCGGCCGTGGTCAGCCCCTCAAAGGCCAACTGGATGCGCTCGCGAAACGGATCGTCCAGCTCCTTGACCTCAGGCACCGGCGGCACCGCCGCCAGATCCGCCGCCTGGATCACCAGGCGTTTCAGGTTGTAGTTCGCCCCCAACTGATCAAGGTCAGGGCCGATCGCGTGGGCCAGCAACAGCGCCTTGCCGGCATCGTTGACCCGGGCGCGGTTACCGACCTTCAGATAGGCAGCCACCTCCAGCAACTTCACCACCGGATCACTCTCCAGCGGCGCGCTCCAGTTGTCGCCCATGTAGCCGCGAAAGGTGGCCAGCGCTTCGTCGTAAGTGTCTTCGAAGTCCAGCCCTTCCAACACATCCGGCGCCGGCAACGCCGACAGATCCACGATGCTCATACGCTCACCTCAAACAGAAAACGGTCGCCGAGGTATTCGCCGGCAAGACTTAGCTGGACCTTGCCGGCCAGCACCGAAAGGATGCGGATGCGCTCCAGTTTGACGCGTGGCTCCCAGCGGCCGATCGCACGGACCGCCTCGGCTTGAACCGAACTTTTCCAGCCTTCGTTCACCGGCATGTCGACGTATGAGGGCACCTTGCTGCCGTACTCCGGCCGATGCCGACGACTGCCCAGCCGCGTACCCAAGATGTCAGCGATGCTCTGGCGCAGATGCTCGATGCCGGAGATGGGTTGGCCGGTGTGGCGATCCATTCCGATCATCTAAATCACCCCATCGGTTCGAATTCTTGATGGGCCTTCAGATAGCTAACAGCCTGCTCGTCAGAAACAGATATTTCGACGCAGCCCTTTGCCACCGGCAACGAGCGATCCGAGCCCGGAATGATCAAAGTGCGAGAGGTAAAAACCTTGTCGCGAAACTTCAGAATTAAATCCGTCGTTCGTTGTGTCTGCGGCTGCGGCTGCGGCTGCGGCTGCGGCTGCGGCTGCGGCTGCGGCTGCGGCTGCTCAATGCTGAGGACATCGTTAGTCTTGGCCATGTTTTCTCCAGGCATGAAAAAGCCCGCACGGGAGCGGGCTGGGATGGGCTACTAATTAGTGCGTGTGATGATTGCTGTTACCCGTGGCGTCGATGATCGAGGCGTCACCGGTGATGTTCTGCGTTACGTGTAACGGGCCGTCGATGACCACCGCGCCGACCAACTTAATGGCCGCTGATTTGACCGTCGCCGAACTCGGCGTCAACGCCACCTCGGTGCCGCCAACCTTGGCCGTCACGGCGTCATCCGTAACGACCACCTCGGTGCTGCCGACTTTGATCGTCGCCGTCCCGCTCGGCAAGGTGATGGTGTAGGTCATGGCCTGCCAGTCGTAAACCAGCGAACCGCCATCGTCGAATCGCCAGACTTCCACATGTTCGCGGTTATCCGGCGGCGCGCCGGCATTGCCGTAAAGCCCTGGGATAAAGGTGCCCATGCCGGCCTGACCACTGGGGTTAAACAACACCCCCTGCTCGCCAAGGGTCGGCGATCGCCAGTGCCGCGCTTTACCGGCCGCGAGACTGTGCCAACGCACCCAGGCGCTCGTCCACTCGCCATTCGACACCCGCACCATGGCCGCCGGCAGATCCATACCAACCACCGCACACGGCATCAGCATGGCCGCAATCATGCGGTCATGCTCACCCACCGCGAAACTCACAGGTCCTCCGGCTTAACCGGACCATCACCCGGTTCAATGTCGAAAATCAGCGAGCCCGGCGGCTCGTCCGGCCATGGCCACTCCTCAATGCCCAGGTAGATTTGGTGAGTCCATTCCACCAACCAGACCACATAGCCATCCAGCTCCGGCTTGGTCCAGTCCTGCATCGCCTGGACAAACACGGCGGGCTCGACTTCAAGCCCCCACGTTTGCAGTCGTAACAACACAGCCAACTGGGCTGCAAGGTAGGCGGCTTGCTGGCAATGTTGTGGTCGTATCGGGTCGACAATGATCCGCGCTTCGAACTTGCAAACAAGGGTGGTCTGCCCCGTTCCGATATCGAGGCCCGGTTCCATTTCGGCCAGCTCGATGAACACCGCCGGCAGCGCAATGCGGTCCTTGATGTTCGGCCACGCCGTCACCGCGTGAACGCCCGGCAGATGATCCTTCAGGTGTTGTTCAATTGCCCGGTAAAGCTGGTCGAGACTGAAAGGCTCGTCAGACATTGGCCGTCCCCTTCAAATACTTTTGCAGCTCAAAGTTGAATTCCTGCCGCAGGACTTCCAGCAGGCGCGCATCAGCGCGTTTGACCCAGCTGTCGAAGTGCGGACGGGCTTGCTCCAGCGAGACCTTGGCTTTGGCCAGAGGAAAGCGATCGCCGTTTTCTGCGACCCATCCCGAACTGGCGCCGCCTCCCGACGACACTGTGCTATCGGGATAGTCATCCGCATTGAAGTGCTTGCTCGCGGTGCGGATCCAGATGTCGGGCTTATTGCCGTAGACCTGCTTGAGAAAGGCGCCCTGATAACGCCGACCGGCCACCGACACGCCAGTACCAGACTGTCGTGCCCGACCGATCCGACTGGACTCGATGGCATTCAAACCGAACCACAATTTGCCGCTGGTGGCCCCGCCGGTGACGGGGTAGCTACGCAAGCGCTGACGCACTGCCGCGACGGCGATACGTTCTTGCCGACTAACCGCCCGGGCGATGTGCGTGCGCAGCCAACCCAGCGTTTTGTTGATCGCACGACGTTGGGCGGCTGCGGCGGCCTTGGGCACCAGCTTGGCGAAGTCCTGGAACGCGTTCAGGTCCGCCGTCGAGGACTGGATGGAAATCATCCCGCCATCGGCCGAGGGCTTGAGGTAACTGCCGACGCTCACGGGCGCATCCTCAGAATCAAGGCAACCAGACCGTCGCCGCTCGGCTCCAACTGCAGCAGGTCGTACTCGCCACCGCCATCTAGCGCGGGCAGATCAATGCTGACCAGCATGCCCTGCTCCAGGCCGTGCGAATCGCTGACCCGGATCTCAAACCTCGGCTCACGCAACCCGGTGTTGAGCTTGCCGAACTTGGGCTGTAACCAGGGCGCGGCGAACATGCCGAGCACCGGTTCTGCTCGGCCCTCGATCCGCGCGCTGTCGCCCAGTGTTTCGAACACCACCGCGTCGACCTCGGCAATCAGATCGCGAAAGCTCACGGTCAGAGCTCCAACAGGATCTGTGCGAGTGGCCTTGTGCACAGGTGCAGCGGGTTCGACTGCGCTTCACCGGCCATGCCTTTATTGAACGGCAGCGGCTCGATTTTGCTGTAGTACGGCACGCCTTCCGTGTTGACGGTTTCCATGTAGTCAGCGGGGGCAAACACCGAGATGTACAGGTCCGGAACACCTTCGGGAATCAGAAGTGCCTTGTCATCGTGAACGAACGACACTCCCGCAATCTTGCCG